AACCGGCCGACTGGCTGGTCCGGCATCTCAGCGATCTTCACGCCCGATACGGCGTCACGCTCTGACTCAGGTCCGCCGTGCCGAGCGCAACACCTGCGGCCGTGTGCAGATCGGGAGCGGGTTGCTCTCGATCTCCAGCCGCACCCATTCGTCGCGGTCCCGGTCGGGGATCGTCCGGGCATAGAGCGGCTGGCCCAGCGTGTTCACCGTCTCGAAGGTGTCGGCTGGGGCGTAGTAGATCTCGAAGAGCCCCTCGATGCCTTCGGGATAGAAGAACGCCTTGTCGGCCGGGACCGTGAAGCCGACCCCGCCCCGGTAGCGGCGGAAGGTGATGCCGCCGAAGCTCACCTCGTCGGCCACGCGGCCGCGCAGGTCGGCGGCGGCTGCGGTATTGAGGTAAGTCTCCCGTACCTCCTTGTGGGCGACGAGATCGGCGAAGAAGGCCGAGCCGCATTCGGCACGAACCTGAACGGCGCCGGCCGAGAGCCCGCCCATCGAGTCCTCGACGCTCTCGATCAGCGCCTGGCAGCGCTTGCGCAGCGCCCCGGAGGCGGGGGTCGCGTTGTCGAGATCGAAGTCGATCTCGGCCGCCGGTGTGATCCCGAACTCGGTGAAGTAGTTCACCACCGTGGCGTGGTCCTTCGGGTCCTTCACCAGCCCCTGGATGCCGTTCAGCAGGTGGTACTCAAAAGTGGTCTCGGCGTCCTGGCGGAGCTTCCTGAGCCGGTAGGCCACTTCGGTCTGCACCTGTTGGGTTGCGCTTTCCGAGCCAAAGTCGCGGACGGACTGGATCTCGGAGGCCCAGAGCACGTCCTGCTTCTTGAACTGGCGGCAGACGAAGGCGCGCATCTCGCGGCGATCAGGAACCTGCTGCTCGTAGGCCGAGCCGCGCTCGGAGAACGGGATCAGCGACAGCGTGCCGTCCCGGCTCTCGATGACGACCGTGCGGGAGCGCACGCCGCGCGGGCTGAAGAGGGCCGAGCCCGAGAGCAGCGCGGGCTTGAAGGGGATGTTCTCGAGCGCGCGGGTCAGCTCGACGATGGTGAAGGCATCGCCTTCGAAGATGTCCATGGTGGCCATGAGGATGCCTCCTGTCGGGATTGGATCAGCGGACGAGGATGCCCGCGGCGAGGAGCGCCGTGTGGGCGGCCGCGATCTCGCCCTCGCTGGGGGTGCCCGCGAAGAAGAGGTCGTGGCGGTTGACGATGGCGGGTCCGCGAACGACGGCGACGGCGGGCGCATCGCCGGCGCGCGCATCCGCATTGCCCCAGAGCACCGCGACGGCTGTCTCGGTGCCGTCGACGGCGGCGGGATCGTGCGCGGCGTATTTGCCGGACGCGGTGATCTTGCCCAGCACCGTGCCGGGCTCAAGCGTGCCCGAGGCGACGGTGATCGTCTCGCGGGTGTAGTCGCGGAAGGCTTCCCAGACGAGGAAACCGCCGGGGTGCGTGCCTTCGACGAGCGTGGTCATGGTGTCATCCTTTCAGCTTGAAGGTGCGGGCGACGATCTCGCCCCAGGGGCGCGCGGCCGAGGAGCGGCCGGGCTGCGGGTGATGGGGCACGATCTCGGGTTCGGCCTCGGCCTTGGCGGCGAGGAGCGCGGCGCGCACCTCGTCGAGGCTCGCGTTCTCTTCGAGGAAGCGGCCGGCCATCTGCGCCTGGCCGGCAAGGAGGCAGAGATCGATGACGGCGCGGGCGTGGCCGATGGCATCGGCCCGGATCGCGGCGGGATCCGGCGGCGCGCCGCTGGGAGGTGGCGTCTCGGCCGGAGGCTGAGCGGTGTCGGCGGCGGCGGCCTGCTCGTTTTCGACATCAGAAAGCTGATCGCCTTCGGCGGCCTCGTCGGTGTCCTCGTCCGCTTCGATCTCGACGCAGTCGGCCGCGTCGTCGGAGTCCTGATCCGCTTCGACCTGCTCTACCAACACCGGCGGCGCATTGCGGAAGCGCCCAATGTCGAAGTTCGCGGCGATGCGGACGGGCTCGATCAGCCGGTCGGCGAAGCCCTGCGCCACGGCGTCCGACGCGTCGAACCATGTCTCGGCGGCCATGAGCGCGGAGACCTCTTCCGGCGTCCGGCCGGATTTCGCGGCATAGCCGGAGACGAGGCTGCCCTTCACCTTGTCGAGCGCCTCGGCCATGGCGCGCATGTCCTCGGCCGTGCCCATCACGAGGCCGGCCGGGTCGTGGATCATCAGGAAGGCGTTCTCGGGCATGACGATCTCGTCGCCCGCCATGGCGACGTAGGATGCGGCGGAGGCGGCGATGCCGTCGATCCAGACGGTGACCGTGCCCTCGTGGCGCTTCAGCGCGTTGTGGATCGCCACCGCGTCGAAGACCGATCCGCCGGGGCTGTTGAGCCGCAGATCGACAGGCGTGCCCTCAGGCAGCGCGCCCAGTTCTGCCAGAAACCCCTTCGCCGAGACCCCGTAGGCGCCGATCTCGTCATAGATTGCTACTTCCGCACCGGTCCCCCGGGCGCGGATCGCATACCAGCTTGCCATGTCGTCACTCCTGTTCGGTGGCCGGATCGGTCGTCGCCGCTCCGTCGTCCGTGTCGTTGCCGGCGCCGTTGCCGGGCTCGGCCCGCGTTGCCGGCGTCGCGCGGGCGCCCTGCGTCTCGCCGGGGCTCGTGCGGTAGCGAAGGCCGAGACCTGTCGCGCGGGCGGCGTCGGCGGCGTTCTCGCGGTCGATTTCCTCGATGTCGTAGCCGGTGGCCTCGACCACTTTGCGCCGCGACGTGATGCCGGCCTCCATCGCCAGCACCTGTGCCTGGATGTCCTTCAGCGGATCGACCCAGTCCCAGCGCGGCGGGATCCACTGCACCGGTCGCACCTCTGCCGGATCGGCCTCCAGCGCGCCCGACAGGACCGCGGTCTCCAGCCAGCGCCGCCAGACTGCCCGGCAGAGCTGGTGCACGATGACGCCATGCTGCAGCTGGCCGATGCGGCGACGGAACTCGACGAGTTCGGCCCTGAGACTCGAGTAGTTCGCTTGCCGGACATCGCCGGTGACGAGGTGATAGGGCAGCCCAAGCGAGGCCGCGACCGAGAGCAGCGTCCGGTACTGGAACGCCTCGTAGCCGCCGCCGACATCCGCCGGGGACGAGAACTTCACGTCTTCGCCGGGCAGCAGCACCTGCATCGTGCCGGGCTCGAGGCTCGCGATGGCCGCCCCGTCGAGATCCGCCTCCGCCTCTCCCATCATGGGCTCTTCCGGCGCGGTCTTGGTGATGAAGCCCGCGAACATCGCCGCGGTCTTCTTCCGGTCGAGCTCGGCGTCGTCGTACTGGTCGAGCAGGAACAGCCGCACCATGGCCGGCGCGATATGCGGCAGCCCCCGGATCTGGCCCGCGTCGATGGGGCGATAGATGTGCAGCACGTCCGCCGCCGGCACGCGCACCGTCTCCGGGATGGCCGCCCCCTGGTCGGTGCTGTCGCCCGGGTGGCGGCGGCGGAAGTGGTAGGCCACGCGGCGCCCGATGGCATCGAACTCGATCCCGCAGCGGATGCGGTTGCCGTTCGCCGCGGTCTCGGTCTTCTCGAAGGGCAGCATCTCGGACTGGAGAAGCTGCAGCTGCAGCGGGACCAGTAGCCCGTCTTCGACCCGACGCGGGCGCATCCGGACGAAGCATTCGCCGGCCACGAACATCTCCCGCGCGACCATGGCCTGCAGGCCGTAGAAGTCCGTCAGCCCGTCCGCGTCGGCCTCGTCTGTCCAGGCGAGCCAGAGCTGCTGGACCCGGTCGCGGAGATCCGCGTCTCCGATGAGCGAGGACGGCTTGATCCCGTCGCCGACAAGGTTCGCGGCGAAGGCCTCGCAGGCGTTGGCGGCATAGCCGTTGGTCACGACCAGCTCTCGGGACCGCGCCAGCAGACGCGGGCCGCCCGAGGCGACCAGCGCGTTGATGTTCTCGAGCGGCGGGTTCCAGCCGCGCAGCCGACGCTTCGCCATGGCGCCCTCAAGGCGAGCGCGCACGGCGGCGGGGCCGCCGGCGGACCGGCGGCGGAAGCGGTCGAAGAAGCCCATGGGTTCAGAGCCCCTTCGCCGTCGTCACGCGCACATGCCGCACGATCCGACGCCCTTCGGCTGCGGCGATCTCACGGTCCAGCGCTTCGATGGCCCGGTCGATCTCGGCGACGCTGCGATAGTCCACGGTCTTGCCGTCGTAGCTGACCCGCGCCACGCCCGAGGACCGCTGCGCGGTCAGCGCGTCGCGGCGGGCGCGGAGCTCTGCGGCCGTGGCCATGGATCACCTCATGTAGCTCGAGCGCACCGCGCGCCGGCGCTGCATCGTTCGTGTCGGGACGGCCGGCGCCGTTGCCGGACCGGCTTCGGATCCGTCCTGCTTCGCCACCCCGAGCTGCGCTTCCAGATCGGCCCACCGCGCCTCGGGCCAGCGATCCGCCCCGAGGATCCACGCGGCGGCGCGGGCATAGACCCGGATGTCCAGCGCCTCGTTGCGCTCGCGGAGCTTCTGCCATTCGAGCCGCGTGAAGCCACGCTTGCCCTTCACCGTCACCAGCTGCTCGGCGGTCAGCTGCTTGAGCCATTCGCCGTCCGCCCAGTCCGGCAGGTGGATCGTGCCGGGCGGGCACAGAGCGCCCGCCGCCTGTTCCTCTCTCGTCGGCCGGTCCTGCCGCAGGAAACGATAGGTCTCGGCCTTGAAGGTCGAGGTGGCCACGGTCCAGAGCCGGGCGCCGCGCCGGAGCCGCTTACCCGCGACGGTCGCGTCGACAAAGGTTGGCCCGGTCACCGGGCTGGTGCGGGTGAACCCTTCGACGCCCTTCACCGGCGCCACCTGCGCGAACCCCACCTGGCGCGACCAGGCATAGACCGCGCTCGTCTCGTAGCCCGTGTCGATCGCGAGCCGGGCGAGCGTCATCCGCTGACCCGAAGCATGCGTCCAGGTCCGCCCGAGCAACTCTGTCAGCTGCTGCCAGCAGGCCGGATCGCCGGGGCCGCCCTCGAGCACGAGGTGATCGACAAGCCAGCTTTCCAGACCCTGACCCCAGGCCCAGACGTCGACCTCGATCCGGTCCTTCTGCACGTCGGCGCCCGCGGTCAGGAACAGCCCCCGCTGCGGCACCGTGCCTGGAGCCCATGCCTCGCGCCGGTCCGCCAGCCTCTGCCAGTCGGGCGCCTCGCCGGTCTCCATCCAGGTCTCGCCGAGGATGGTGTTCCGGAACGCCCGCATCGCCTCGTCGCTGCCCCGTGCCGCCTCATGCGCCCGCGCGATCCGCTGCCAGCTGAGCCAGCCCACCGGCGAATAGAGCGCCGAGAGGTGGTAGCCGACCGTGGTCGGATCGGCGGCCGTCGTGGTCGCGCGCCACTCGCCGCGCTCGAGCATCTGCGTCTTGTGGTGCTCTGCGATGGTCCGCTCGCAGCCCTCGCAGTGATATTCCGCCGTCTCCGGGCGGCCCTTCTCCCAGCGCAGCCGGTCGAACTTCAGCCACTGCATCGCGCCGCAGTGCGGGCACGGAACGAAGAACCGGCGCTGGTCGGACGCCTCGAACTCCCGCTCGATCCGGCTCAGCCCCCGGATCGTCGGGGTTGAGACCAGGAACACCTTGCGCCGATGGGCGAAGGTCAGCGAGCGCGCCTCGGCCAGCGTGACCGGGTCGCCTTCCTCGTCGGCCGACGCCGGATAGGCGTCGACCTCGTCGAGGAAGATGTAGCGCGCCGGGGTCGAGCGCAGACCCACCGCCGAGTTCGCGCCGGTCATGATCAGGATGCCGCCCGCGAACTCCTTGGACAGCATCGTGTTGCCCGCGTCGCGCGAGCGCGCGGGCTTCACCCGCTCCCGTAGCTCGGGGCTTTCGTCGATCAGCGGGTCGATCCGCTGGCGCGAGTTGCGCTTGGCCAGTTCCACGGTGGGCTGGACAGCGAGCATCGGCCCCGGCGCCTGGTGGATGGCGAAGCCGATCCAGTTGTTCCCGGCCTCGGTCGCGCCGACCTGTG